TAATGCAACTTTAGCTTTTGATTGTTCTGCTTCAACTCTTGCAGAATACTGCTCAACATAACTCTTTGTTGTTTTAGTAAATTTTCCTTCAAGGTTGTCGTATTTCTTTTGAACACCTTTTGCAAAATCTAAAGCAGCTTTTTCTCTTCTTTCAGCTTCTCTGTATCTTCTTGTTAATTTATCAATTCTTTTTTTAACCGAATCAGAATAATCTGCTAAATCTTCTTTAGGTTTTTCAGATGCTTCTTCTTCTTTTACTTCTTCAACTTTAATTTTTTCAATACCTTCAGGTTTGTCTTCATGCTGAGTATAACCTAAATCAACTTCTTCTTTTGGAAGTTCGGTTTCAACAGCTTCTACTTTTTCTTCTTTGACTTCTACTGACTGTTCTTGAATACCATCCGTATCTAATTCTACTTCTGGCGATTTTTTTACTTCTTCGTTTGTTTCCATTTTAGCTCCTGTTTTTTGCGTATGTGATTAGTATGCGTGCAAGATATCCTCTGGGTTTTTTATTTTAGCGATTATCTCATCATCGTTTAGAATACGAACTTCTCCGCCTTCTATTTTAAATCTAGATCCTGCATAACGTCCAAAAATTATCCAATCTCCTTGTTTGCACCAAGGTCCATTAGGAAATTTTTCTTTGTCTTTGTAGGCTAGATCTCCGACTTTCAATACATATGCACATACGGTTGTCATCTGTATTGTGTCTTGAGTTGTATCAGCAAGATAAAGACCACCTTTAGTTTTTTTAGGACCAGCGTATGGTAAAACTAAAAGTCTGTAACCTGTTGGTTCAGGAAGTCTAGCTAGTAGATCTTCATTACCCTCAACAGCTTTTACATCAAGCCTGGTTTCTTCTATCTCATCTTTTGATTTGTAGTTGTCTAATAAAGCTTCGGTACGTTTAGGTATTTCCGTCTTCGAAACCTCTGAGTTCTTTGTCATTTAGCTCCTGTTGTTTTTCCTGCAGGTCTTTTAGATCCTGTAGCAAGGACTCAATGCCCTTGATCTGTCCTCTAATATAGTGAAGATCATTCACATTGTCAACAGAGTACACTAAATTGTCTTTGAGATTATCAAGTCTTTTGGTTGCCGCTCTTCTAACTATTCCGTAATCAATATCAGACATTTCTCTCCAAACATATTTTACTCGATGCAGACTCAATGGTTTTAAAATTCCAATAAGTTAAAGCATGAGCAATGATATCCATTCTGTAATGAATATGGTCATCAAACACAAACCGAGTATGTTTTGCTGATCTATCAGCGAACCAAATAGACTCTCTTAAAACTTCTTTGGTAGTATGTGGGCCATCAAAATGTACAAAAGCAAAAGTTAATCCTTTGTAAGACTCAGAGTTCATAAAATCTATGTCAGTTGCGTTTACAAAATGATATTTACCTCTTCTTGTATAATCTTCAAAGTCTTTAATCATCTGATCTCTCATTGAATCAGGATAGGTAGGAGGTCTTCCATCTACAGTATAGTCCCAATGAAAATGTTCATCATTATCAAAGTGTTTGTATTTAAGATCACCGTAAGGATCTACACCTATATGAAAATAATTATTGATTACATTATCCATAATTATTTTAGAACCTTGTCCTTCTCTTACACCTAACTCACAAGTGTAATGACCTTTGCAATCAAAGTCTTTAGACCATTTTTCTAATAAATTATAATCGCCACTGTCTCCTCTAATCATGAGAAGTGTGTATCCTTTTTAAAGATGGAAAGCAACTCTATTTCTTACCGCCACGGAAGATCTGTGTACCCTTTATACCAAAAATACTCGCCACGACAAGAATCCATAGATTAGTGAACCATTTCGGAAGCGACTGGAAATACTCAAAAAAGAGTTTTACCTTCTCCATCGCTGCTGGATCGTCTGACATCACTGCCCACATTAACACAATTATGGGCGCAGAAATAATTATTAAAACGAATTCATCCTTGTAGTCGTTTTGACGAGCTTCAAGTAGTTTTCCCTGGTAAGCTTCCTCACCTCGGGCCATCTTTTCTGCATGCATCAATTGTGCATCAGACATTGCCATTTTTGTTTTTTGTTTATTTGCGTATATCTTACTACCTGCTTGTAATGCTATTTTCGCTAAACTAAACCACGCCATTATTTAACTCCTGTAAATTTCATGCCTTTGATAGCAGCACCTGCTCCTCTGATACCATCAGGTCTATGAGGACAAACCATTGAGCCACCATCTTTGAATTTAAAATATCCTTGTCCTGTTCTCATCTCTTTTGCTTTTAATTTATTTTTTCTTTTTTTCTCTACTAAATCTTTAGCAATTTGTGCTGGACTTCTAAGCCCTTGAACAACAACTTGCATGATTGGTTTTTTCTTACCGTCACCCCCTGAACTTAATTTTACGGGTGGGACTTGGGGGTTAGGGCCTCTCAATGGTGGAGGCCCTGATCTTTTGCCAGAAACTTTATACATTTTTCTTTTTCATCATTGCTTTTAAATATCCATAAGCTTTTTTTTCAGCTGATGTCCCTGTTTCTTTTAATCTTTTTAAATAAGCTTTTTCACCTTCCATTTTTCCAGGTTTCATTATGTTTGCAAATACACCCTTATTAGCTTTCATGCTTCTTAATTTTTCAAAATCAGGAGCATCAATTTTATTTGGATTACCTGCCATAGCAGCAATCTTTTTTTGTTTTGGTGATAATGTAACAGCTTTACCTGTTTTGTATTTCATCATCATACCACCACCCATTTTACCTGTTACGTTTGGTTTAACGCTTGTAATAACTGGGTATTGTAAATAATTTGGTTTTAACGCTTTATATTTATTTTCTAGTCCTAGTTTTTTGCTCATTTTGCTCCAATTTCTGACGAGCTATATCTAATCTTTTATCTGATTGCTCATCATTTTGTTCTAATTTTACTTTATCAAACTCAAGTCGATCTTCAAATTGATCTGATTGATTTTCCATCTTTATTGTACCCTCTTGAGCCTTACGTTGTAAATCCATGGCTCTTAAATCTAGCTCTCTTTGTTTTAACATAACAACTGGGTCTTGTTTTGACATATCAGCCATATTTTCGTTTTGTGCTAGCTCCGCAGTAATTTGAGCAATTCGTTTTGCCACTTGCGAATCAAAAAGAATCTTGTATTGATCAGGGCTTTGTTGTGCTATTTGTGCCATTTGTGGATCTTGTTGCATCATAGCGTTAACTTCAACACTTGCCTTCAAAGAAACGTGTTGAGAGATGTGCCCTTGTAAATTTGCATACACAGGAGGGTTAATTTGAACCATTCTAGTTCTCATAAACGCAGAATGGGCTGCAATATGGGCATCATGGTCTTGTTCTGGGAACGCCATGAGTGGTTTCATCTGCATTGCCTCCATATTTTCCATTGCTGGGTCTTTTGGCATTGGTTTTTCTTCAGCTTTTAGTAAATCTGGTATCTGTTTTGCTCCTAAAGCTTCATAAACACGTCTATAAGCTTCATGCATGTTGTGAATTTGTGGATTTGACTGAGCAATTTGTAATTGTGTCTGTGCTAATGTCACTCTTTGCGACATTGAGAAGATATTTGGGTCTGCAACAGGTATAATATCTACTCTATCATCAAAATCTACTAATTTTATCATTCTTTCAGCACCATAAACTGCGTATGGGTACTGCGCAGGTAGATATTCTTGTATAACTTTTGCTAAAAGACCAAATTCTTCCTTCATTGCATAGTAACAACGCTTGTGAATTGAACTCATTACTCTAGAACCTCTCTCTAAAAGAGCAATTGTTGTTCCAACAGCAGCTTGTTGGTTGGCATCACCCACTTGCATGTCTGCAATTGATGCAAATCTTCTTCCTGCATCAACACAAAAGCCTAAAAGATTAAATAAAGTTGTGCTTGGTTCTTTAAAAGGTAGTAATTGAAACTGATCTCGTATATTTCCACCTGGTGCATCGACATCTCTAAACTCACCTGGCTGTATAGGTTGGTCATCATCACGTATTCTCATGCCTCTAGATTTAAATCCAGCTGGTAAATTAGATAATGTACCTGCATCAAGTAGTTGTCTTAGTGCAGTCGTTGCTGTTCTTGAAAGGCCACCGATCATATGAATTAATCCAAAGCCATAAAATCCTAATCCTGGTAAAAATTTAAAGTGAGAGAAGTATTCTTTTCTTGTAAATTTAGGATCGTCTTCTTTGTAGTTTCTATAAATAGATAAAATTTGTCTTGTAGCTTCTTCAATCGTTACAATGTATGGAATTTTTATATTAATTTTATCTTCTTCGTTCTCTGCAATATAATCAGAAAGATCTAAATCAACATGCATCTCTAGAACATTATAAATAGAATCATTAGTCTGAACAGGTTTAATACCTTCTAGCTCATTATACTTATCTTGAATTTTATTATCTTTCTTTTGAGGTTTTTGTAATTCTACTTCTTTGTAAAAACCCGAAGACATTTTTTTTAACAAATCATTTTCAGATTGTTTTAGTACATGTGTAATTCTTGGGCTTTCTTTTAAATCTGTTGCATAGTATGGAACGACTAAATCTTCAGCAGGTACAAATTTAGACACTGCTCTTTCTATCATTGAATCATAATAAACTTTTTTAAATGTAGAACCTGCAAGAGGTAAATAAAATAACATTTGATCAAACTCTGGAGTATACTCATCCATTTTATCCATGATCAAATAGTTCATGTAATCTTTAACTCTTTGAGCTTGTTGTTCAACTTGTTGATTTTTAAGACCTACGATTTGTGTTTTTACAGGTCCATCACTTGGTAATAATTCTTTATAAGCTTGCGCTTGAAACTGAGTTACTGCTTCTGCTAACAATGGGTGAGTTACCCCTGCAGCTCCTTTAAAAGGTTGATTTCTTTCTTTGTATCTAAATCCTAAAAGATCTAATCCGTTTGTATAAGTTTGTTCCCAATCTTTTCTTGAATCTCTATCGCTTTGATATTCATTTATTAAATCAGAGGCTAATTGTTTTAATGCTCTATCATCAATGGTCTCTGCAATATTAGCAAAGAAGTCTTCAGGTTGAGACTGTTCTTCTTCTCCTTCTTCTGGAAAAGTGACAACAGCCTCTTCCTCTACATCAACTTCATCGTTGATTGGATTATTTTTATCTATTTCAGCCATATACTATGTGATGATAGTTCTTTTTTTTCTTCCTAACTTACATCCTCTTGCCATTACAGTAGTTTTAGAGCCTTTGCTGAATTTACTGTATTTAGCTACAGCTTCCATAGCTTTTCCATCTCCTGTATCAAGGATAAAAGCTTTTTTTCTCATTCTATCTGCTTTTGCCATTGCCTCAGCAGCGGATGCACTATCTGTAGCTAAAGACATACCTTTTTTTGTAAAGTAGTCCATACCACTAGTAGGTTTTTTACCCATTTTAGAAAGGGCCATTGCTCCCGCGCCTATAGCTGCAGCTTTGCCTAATTTTTTTAATGCTTTTTTAAGTTTTGCCATTTTACTCTCCTATAGGTTTATCTAGAGAGTGTAAAGCATTTTGTGTGATAAATCTATATTAGGGACTTAAATATATTAGTCTTATCAACCAAACCACCTGTTTTCATATAAGCCTTCATGGGTAATAAAAATTTATCTAGCACTTGGTTATCTGCTATAAGTGTAGGAACTTTTACGTAGTTGTCAGGATTAGTTGGTATCATTCTAACAATTTTTACTTCGTTTCTACTAAGATTCATAGAGCTCATCACTGAGTGTAATAAATCGTCAGCTTCTCTTTCAGTTGTCGCTGCTGCTAAATGATCATCATACTCATACACATCTCCTATTTTTCTATCGTAAGCTGCTCTTCCATCTCTAGCCATTCTACCAAATTCTTGATTGTCAGAAGACTTGTAAGTTTTTATAATCTTATATTCTTTGTTAGGATTACTTTTAGGCATATCAAATTGCTCAAACTTAGCACCATATTGTCTAGCAATCTTTTTTAAAATTCTTGGATTTACTGCAAGATCAGAAGAAACTTTAATTTTACCATCAGGAGTTGCTCTAACAGCTTTACCATTCATTAAACCATAGTTAAGCTCATCTCCAATGTTACCTGGACTAGGCATCTTCACCCCTTTGTTCATCGGACTTGGTACAATAGATATAGCGTTGATTCTACGTTCAGCCATATCTCTTAAAATATTTTTTAAGGCAAAATCAGCAAACGATCTTGATAAAGGACCAGCTGTTGTTCGATCAATATTGGTAAAACCTTTGCTTAATTCAGATATCGCTTGTTTGTCTAATTGATTTAATTTAAAAGTTAGTCTTGCATATTGTTGCTGTTGCTCTCTTGTTAAAGCTCCTCTACCTAATTCTGTAAAAGGTGTTAGTTGCTCTAATATCTCCTGTCTTTCTTTTTTTAAAATACTTGCTTGAACATCTGTGTTAAAAGGATTCTTTTTATTTTTAAAATATTCCGCTTTTCCATTTCTATCAAATTGAGGAGAATGAAGATCTGTTTGTAATTCTGACACTCTTACATGTCTCGCATTTTGGCCTAGTTTAGGATTAGGTAAGTCATCATATCTTACAAACCCAATTTCATTTTTCATAAAGTGAGGACCGTTTTGATAACTAAACTGACCTGCTTTTGTATTTGGAACTCTGCCTTTAAAATAGATTACATCTTCTGTGTAGTTTTCTCCTGCACGCAAAGCATAAGTTTCTCCGGCTACTCTTTGTTTAGAGAAATAATTTTTACTACCAGTAACAAGTTCGTTTGGCGAACCTCTTTGAAAACTTTCAGGAACTGACGTACCTAATTTATCATAGTCAAAAACCTTCTTATTAAATTTTTGATAAAGTTCTCTGAGAGCACCCTGACTAGCTGCAGGTAAATTTTTACCCATTTCTAGTATTTGTTTTTGAACATCTTCAATTGCATCTCGTGATAATTTACTTTGAGTGCCAAATGTTGTTTCAGACATCTTCCTTAATGTTGTTACAGCTTTACTCGCTGCACCCATATTATCAGTTGTTGCTATATTTCTTATTTCTTCAGCCATTTCTAAAAATTCATTTTCTGGAGCACCTCTTGCTCTAAGTCTAAATACATTAACATTATTAATCGGGGCTCTGTTAATCATTTTTAAGATAGTATCTCTATCCACCATCATATTTCTGTCAGCTGCAAAATTTAGAAAACCACTTTTGCCGTCTGCATTTATTAAATTAATCTCATCAAGTTCTTCTGGAATAACTCTTCTTGATACACCTTGTAATGGTCCCATTGGAACTGGATGCTCTGAATTACCTCTGTTAAACCATTTAATCCAATCTTTAGCTGTTGCTCTTTCGAATGGAGCCTCCATTGCCCAATCGTATGCTGCTGAACCTACGATAGGGTTTTGTTTTTTATATCCTTGTCCTTGAGTGAACGGTATATCTCTAACTTGTGCATATCTAGATTTATTAACTAACGCTGGCACGGGAGCTGTTGTAACTAACTCTGACGCTTGGCCAGTGGCCGTTGGCATGTTTTCTGTAACCGTTGTTTTGTTTGGACTAAACTGTAAAGTTTTTTTAGGTTCGGATTTAAAATAATTTCTTATCGCAGGGATTCTTCGCCCAATAGCTGTTGCTCCAAGAATAGTAGCACCGAGCGCTACTAACCCACCAACGGCCGATGGATCCTTTTCGTCTACAACAACAGTGGTATCAGATTTAGTTTGAGGAGTCTTACCTTGTTTAAGTTGCTCTATGAACGAATCCGTTTCTAGAAACGCCATTAGAAAACACCTTTAAAACCTTTTCCTGTTACAGCAACGCCTGCTCCTCTTACTTCTCCACCTTCTGAGTAGCCGCCCGCTCCTGCCATTTCATCGGAACCTTGTTGATCAATAGATTTCATGAATTCTTCTTTAGAAACATTTTTTCCTCTAATAGAATAAATAACTCCAGAGTCTTCATCTGTCATAGAAACAATAGGTTTCTTTTTAGGCATTAAATCTTTTTTTGCTTGTTGAGCCATCTCACGAAATTTTTTTAATTTCTTTTTATCCATAATATTTATATTCTCGATCTACTCGCATACCTTGTGGTTCATCCATATAGGTGCTAACAAAATTTCCTTGACGATATCTTAACACAGCTTGAGTAGTACTATCAACATAGTCATCATGTTGACCAAAAGGAAAAGCTGCACATTCTTCAATAACTTCCTGTGCCCAGTGTTCATCTAAAGGTGCGAAAACATTACCTGATTCAAATACGGGAGAACAAGCGTTAACTCTAGAATGTTTGTCTTTACCACGTGTTGGAATAAAATCCATGACAGGTATACCTGCTCTTCGTAATTCTTGAATTAAAGATTGACCAGAAGCTTTAGCTTCAACGATCACCGACTCAGGTTCCCAATACTTGTATGCCTCCATAGCTACAGCTTTTAGTTCAGGGAAATCCCAACGACCTTTTTCAGCGTCAAGTAATATTAAACAATTGTCCCCCTCTGTAGGTTCAAAAACTCCCCAAGTTGTAATTGCAGAATAGTCAGCAGATTCTTTTTTAGAAAATGCAGTATCGTAAGATTGTATGACATGTTTCAAAGATGGAACCTGTCCTTTCCAAGGTTGCCACCATTCTCGTTTTAGTATCGCTCCTTCTTCTGCAACTGGGTCCTGCATATATTGTGCGTTCCAGTTTCTTACAGAGATAGATGATTTTACTTTTTCTAATTCTTCTGCACTCCAATATTCAGGCCATACAGGATCTCCGTCAGGAAGTATTGCAGGAAATTCAATTAGGTTCCACTTATCTGCTTTAGCTTCAGTTTGAGATTTAATGAGCCTTCCTGTTAAATCGTCTTGTGCCCATCTTGTCATCACTAACAAAATATTTCCGCCTGGTTGTAAACGTTGTCTTGGTCCTGAGCTGTACCAATCGTAAGCACGATCCATCGCTTTGTCTGACATGGAATCTTGTTCCGTATGTGGATCATCGATAATAAGTAAGTCCGCCCCTCGTCCTGTGATAGAACCGCCAACACCCGCTGCAAAGTATTC